CGCTTAGCTGTGTCACCGGCTGGTTAAAATGCCGTTCAAACTTCACATAGGTGCCAACCGTAGGTTTTACACTCCACGTGTCATTTTCTGTTGTTACTGTGATCGTTAAATCAATCATTGTGTAGCCTTTCTAAATTTGTTATGACGTAGCGGTTGTTACTACTCCTGTAAATGGCCAACTTGTGTCAAATGTTGCAAGTTCACCGACAGCGCCGGATACAAACGGTAGTTCTGTTACTAAACAACTCACGCTTTTACTTGGGTTTGTTGCCGAAACTGCGCCGCTGGTTGGCTTAACAACGACAGTAGTTGTGGTGCCTAACAGTGGGTTTAACGTGGCGTAAACTTCGCTTGAAGCAAAGTCCTGATGCCAAGAAATAGACACCGAACCATCTTTTAAGCCACCGATGCGGGTAACGTTCGCGTCGCCCATCGCTGTGGTTTCTATTTCGCTAACGCTTTCGGTGAAGTCGATTGACGTAATATGGTCGGTCAAATCGACACTGTTCACCGTAACCGTAACGGTTTCATTCATATAAATTGCCATAATCTAATTCTCCTTGTTGTTAGCTTTGGCTTTTTCTAAATGCCCGCCTTCAATTAACGCTTCAAAGTCAATATGGGCTAGGTCTTTATCTTCAGTATCAACGAAACCGCCTTTTTTAACGCCGGCGATTTCGTGGCTACTGGTAACTTTTAATTTCATGCGGCGTAAACCTCCAAATCTAGCTGTACCGCTAATAGTGTAGTGTCTGCAAAGGTAACGGGTCCATAGTTTGTGGCTTCTGTAACTAGCAAAGTTTCAGCCGTACCACCAAGCGTTTTATCAGCTTCCAACGCGGTAGGAACGCTCACTAAATAATCGTTTAACAGTTCTTGGCTTGACGCTAACTCGAAACGTTGCGCCAGAATTAAAATGTTAAACCGTAACGTTTTTAAGCCTGCCGCTACTGTTCCCATCGCTTCATGGTAGGTAATGAGATTATTAGCCGGCACCACAATCGCTGAAGGCGGGGTAACAAAATCGGGTACGTTGTCATGGACTGCTACAAACGCCTGCGGGCTACTAACGGCCTCTAACCGTGTTTTAACCCCTGCGCGTATCTGGTCATAGTCCATTTAAGCCGCCGCCGGTAGCTTCAAACCCCGCAACAGTGCGATAACTTCAGGATCAGTTCTCGATATGCGGACAAACCCGACATCGACAGACCCCGCCTGAAAGCCAAGCGGGGAGCTTTTACGCTGATACAACCTTGCGGCAATCACTAGCGAACACTGTGCGATTTGATCAGGTACAGCCATACCGTAACCCCAGAAGGCGGTTACTTCCACTGTGGGCCTGCCGTAACGGTCACGCGGGAACGCTGAACCGTCTACGCGTTTAATCATTCGATACGGCGCACTGTTGCCGGTTAAAACATAATCTTCAGTGATAGTTAAAGTTGTGTCATAAGTGCCGTCTAAACCAGTATCAGTTTTTACTATCAAACCTGTTGTTTGTGCTATGTCATCAACGTAAACCGTGTAATCGTCAAACGGAATAAACGTTTTAGCTGTCGCTCCTGATGGAACAACGAACGTACGGCCTGTTATTTGATCGATTTCAGCGTCAGCGGCGGCGATAGCGTTATCTATTGCCGTGTTTTCAGACGACGTAGACGACGGAATACCTAAATATGCTTTAACTAGCGCCTGCGTGGTGTATGCCATTTACGTTATTTCTTTTTAGCGGGTGCCTTTTTAGCTGGTGCTTTTGCCGGTGCTTTTTTAGCTTCTGGCTTTTGCACTCTGCTAGGGGCTTGTTTTTCCCATAGTTCGTTACTC